TGCGATGCGGAGCTAGATAGAGAGTTTGAGTACATGCGTGACGCTGGTTTTAAGGTCGATTGGTCGGCAATCGATCCTGGCGCCATGCAAGAGATTTACGACTTGAATACCGAGCAGTTCAAAGCGTTCGGTGAGGAGGTGAGGTTCTAATGAAGATAAACAAAGGCAAGCAATCCAGATCACGAAGGATGCTCATCTACGGCGAGCCGGGCGTTGGCAAGTCAACGCTGGCAAGTCAGTTTCCGCATCCGTTGTTTCTGAACATGGAAGACGGCATCGGGGATATTGAGTGCGACTCGACGGACGTGATCCGCAGTTACAAAGAGTTTCAGCAACTGCTAGCGTTGGAACTGCCACAAACGGACTACGCCACAATCGTGATCGATACGGTCGATTGGTTGGAGAAGTTGTTGATGCTCGAAGTTGCATCCGCACACGGCAAGAAAACCATTGAGGACATCGGATTTGGCAAGGGCTATCAATCCTTGGCGAAATCATGGCAGGACGTATTCGCTGGGTTGACGTACCTTTGGAAACAAGGTCGGAATATCGTGCTTACTTGCCACGAGACTATCGATAAGTTCGCCGATCCAGAAGGCGACGGATACAACTACTACCGACCTGCTTTGCATCGCGTCGGCTCGGCTTGTGTGAGCGAATGGTGTGACGAGGTGCTATTCTGCAAACATCGTCGCATTGCACGCAAGGCGGATGAAGGGAAGCGAACGGTAGCGGCGAAGGGAGATCGCGTCATCGTCTGCAACAACATGCAAAGCATCGAGGCGAAAAACCGTCTCGGTATGCCGGATGAGATCCCGATGGACATCGCATCCTTTTACCCCTACCTAACGAAAAACGAGATCAAGCCTAGCGGCAGCGTAGCCGCATCGGTTGTTGATCCGGCCAGTGAAATTCAGTTCGGAGAATAGCAGTGAATATTGATTTCGATTTAGACCAATACGAAGCATCGCGTCCAGTTGGCGTATTGCCTGAGGGCAAGTACCAAGCGGTAATTACGACGACGACCGAGAAGACCAGCAAGTCAGGCTCTCGTTACGTGGAGCTAGAGTTGGAGGTGATTGCAGGCGATTACCAAGGGCGTAAACTCTGGGATAATCTCAACCTGTGGCATCCGAATGACAAGCCCCGCGACATTGCACGTAGCACGCTCAAAGCGATCTGCGAAGCGATTGGACGCAAGGTGTCGGACACGTCGCAACTTTGCAACTATCCACTATTGCTAAGCGTTGGAGTTGAAGACAATACTTACAACGGCACAACGTCGAAAGTCAATCGCGTCAAAGGCTACGCTAAGTTAGAGCGAAGCGTACCGCAACAATCGCAAGCACCAACGGCACAGCCTCGCCAGGATGGGCAGGGTCGTCCTTGGTAGTCAGTTAGTTAATCAGTTTCAGTTTTGTTTGTTTGTTTTTTGAAAGGTTTGATATGTTACGTTTTGTTTTGTCGGTTGCGTTGGCGTTGGTTGGTTCGGTTGCTAATGCACAAACTGCATTCCCGATTCGCGTCGTTGAGTCAGGTCAAGCGGTCACAGTGCCAAAAGGCAATTACACTCTCAGTCAGCCTGTTGTTGTTAGGTTCGGTGGCACGTTGACTATTGAGGCTGGCTCGACAATACAGGTTGCTCCTGTTGGTGTACCTTTCCAAGTTTGGGGCAACTTGCAAATGCTTGGTTCAGCAACAGAGCCTGTGATCGTTAAGCCAATCGGTAGCGGTGATGTTGGGCAGATTGCTACATACTCTACGCTGCAGAGACGACCATCGGTCGAGTTGCGATACGTCGAGATGACGACTACACGGCCCACGAACTATGAGGTCATCTACCTTGACCGTTGCGACTTCTTAATCGAGGGATGCAAGCTGTCGATCAGCCAAGGCATTGCAAATCGCTCGGTGCTGCGAGTTGTCAACGGCTCGGCAGGGTCGATTGCGAGTACATTGATTGACGGCCAGAGCGACCTCGATGGAGCGGTCTCTGTTGGTGTAACCATCGGATCAACTGCTGGTACGGTGCAGCTTAACGAGGTGCTAATTAGCAACGCGACAACGCCGGTCAAGATTGACAAGCAGTTTGCATTGGTGAGCGGATCGATTGAGTAGAGCATCCGCGAAAGCGGCTAGGATTGTCCATGTGGATCAGTCAAAGAGGGCCCTGGCTCCGTACTGAGCGATACGACGGTATCGCCGATCCTTTGGAGGATAGCATGATGCGTTTAGTTTTACTGTTGGCTTGTTTCGCAGGATGCCAAGCAAAGCCGGTTCGTTATGAGTTAATGGAGGTTAGGAATGAGAGTTACAGTCCAAAGATTACCGTTCTTAAAGTCGCTCGAAATCGCGGCTTCGATCATAGCCAACAAGCCACAAAACGAAGTGTTGAGGTATGTAAAGTTTACGTGCGATCAACGGCGATTCACCCTTGAAGCAACTGACAACGAGTTAGCGATTGTGTGCAACGTGAAGCAATCAATACCGGATTGCTCCAGTTACAAAAATGGCAAAGCCTTGTTACTCCCAGCAAAGGTAATCCCGATCCTCAAGGATTGCGGCGGCGATTCGGTCGATATCGAGGTAGATAACCAATTGCGGATCACAACGCAATCCGGCGGGTTCAGTCTCTCGATGCCTAACCCTGATGAGTTCCCCTCGGTCAAGATCGACTCGGCAGAAGGGGCGGCAGGAGTGCCCGGAGTGGCACTTGCTGATGCGATCCGTCAAACGATCTACGCAACAGACTTAACCTCTACGCGGTATCAACTCGGCGGGGTGTTTTTCGACGTTGGTGAGAGGCTCACTTGCGTTGCTACTGACGGGCGAAGGCTTGCCGTCTCATCCTGTCAGATTGCGGGCGAGGTAGCAGCGGTCAGCGGTATCGTGCCTATTCGCCCACTACAGGCCGTTAGCCGCATCATAGCCGCCGAGGGATGCGGGGTTGACGTAATGATCGACAATCGGTCGGCGGTGTTCGTTTGCGGTGATATCTCGCTCCAAACGCGGCTTGTCGAAGGGCGTTATCCAGACTGGAGAAAGGTTGTGCCGTCAACCGATGGAGCATCAACGCTTAAGTGCGACGCGGAGAAGTTTCTCTCGGTGGTACGTCAAGCCGCTATTGTCAACGATCAAGACAGTCGCGGTATCGACTTGGTAATCGCATCCGGCGAACTGACCGCGACCGCGAAGACTGCCGAGGTTGGAGCATCTAGCGTCGTGATGGGGTGCGAAGCAGATGAGCCGGCGAAACTTACCGTGGATCACACGTACCTTGCAGACTTCCTGCGAAGTCTTGGCAAGGAGCAAACGGTCGAAGTTAAGTACAAGAATTCAGGCGATCCGGTTGTGTTGCAATCCGGTGACGTTATTGGGGTTATCATGCCAATGGCGAGGGCGTAGAGATGATTGACAAAAACAAGCAGTACAAAACGCGTGACGGTCGAGAGGTGCGAATATACGCGACTGATTGCGGCGGCATTTACCCAGTTCACGGTGCGATCTTCAAGGATGGATTGTGGGTTATTCATTCATGGCCGATTAGTGGCATGGATGCGATAGACTCCATCAGCAATGCCGACCTCATCGAAGTGAAGCCGCGAATGAAGTTCGAGCGGTGGGCTTTGGTCGAACGCAATGGTGGTTATTCACTGTGGATTGACAAACCTAGCAAGGCGTCGTGCACCGACGCGTTTGCAGTCAAGCACATCGTTTTTGAGGTCGAGGAAGGCGAGGGGCTCGATGCGGTGTAGATGCTGCGAAAAGATTTTATCGCCGTCCTACATCAAAAGCGGCGACAAGCATTGCAGCGCATGTTCTAGGGCAATCGCTGCGGGGTCGAGTTATTCCGAGGTTGTTTCAGAGATGGTCGAGATTGCGAAGGATCGAGGTGTTATACTTCGGCTCGAACGCTTGGCGGATCGGCACCGAAACGAAGAGATGCTAGGCATGAGCGCAAACCGTGCGGACGCACTCAAGGAGGTACGCGACGGTATACGGCCAATGCGACAAAGACTTAACAATAAAGGCGAATATCAGACTGCTAAGTGGTGGTGTAGTACATGCAACATTCCGTTAACCAAGAAGCGGTGCCTACGGTGCGAACTTGCTGCGAGCAGAGCATAGCCGAAGCATTCCGCGAACGCGTTGCAATGATGATTTACGACGGCGGCTTGAGTGAGTTTGATGCAACTCGGGCCGCTTATTTTGAAGTAAGACGAGCAGGCGGCAACGTGCCATCTGCGGTCAGTGAAGAATGGAAGAGAGTAGGGAGGTTAGCGAAGTGAGCGACAAGATTGAAGAGTTCTGGCGTGACGCAGACGGTGCAGACGTTATGCGGGTGATGGACGGTCAGAGAGTTGAGGCGAGGTTTCGGGATAAGGAAAGCGAAGGATGGAGAGACGGTGAGTTTCTTGGAGGCTATCGGCGTTACCACAAGCTACCTCCGAGATTTATTGACCTTG